ATTAAAAAATCAAATTGCAGTTTTTTATCGCAGTGTGGACGTTGATTGATCTCATTTGCTATCTTAACAGAATCAATAAAATATGACAATGACCTGTTAACAACAAAAGGTTGATACAGTTTTTCTGCTAGTTCTGGGTTGTCACTTTTTGCAATAATGTTAGTTTTATCAAAATTAATATCATTCAAATAATCAAATGGATTCATTAATTAAACTCACAGTCTGTCATTATTTCTGTAAAACAAGCCATCAGGTTAATTTCATGATCAGCAACAAAAGCTGCTTTGTACTGATAATCAGCCAAGATAATAACTAACTGAGCGACGCTATGAGACTTCATTTGAGTACTAACATTATCATAAAGCAGTCTAAAAATAGTTGAGGTGTCTACATCGCTATTCTGTGCAACCCATTTCCTCATCTCACTAAAGTTTTTAGTCTTTAGCAATGTTACCAAGGTGTTGACAAACTCTTCGCCATGATTGGTAAGAATTCCACTATCGATCTTTCCTGTTTGACTATACCTCTGAAGTTCGTTGATTACACGTCTCCAATCGGGAAAGTAGCGGTTGATTAGCTGAGCTACTACTTTGCTGTCATGCTCAATTTGTTCTTGATTGAGAATAGACAAAGCTCTTTTAAAGAACTGAGCTGCAATAGCAGGTCTTTGCTCTTTAGGAATGTTAAAATCAATTACGCTGCATCTCGAATGAAGAGGCGCAATAATTCTATTCTTAAAATTGCAAGTTAGAATAAAACCACAATTCCTACTGTACTCTTCCATAAAATTACGGAGAGCAGGTTGAGTAGACTGGGGATTTAGATAATCAGCTTCATCTAGAATAACATATTTTCTTGATGAAGAAAATGAAACTGTAGAAGCAAAATCTTTAATCTCATTTCGTAGCGTATCAATGTTTCCATTCATACTTCCATTGATTACAATGTAATCTGCTCCAATTTCTTCAAGCATAGCCTTTGCAATTGTTGTCTTTCCTACACCAGGACCACCAGACAACAAAAGATTGGAGATTGATTTCTTATCAACAAACTCTTGAAATGTTTGCTTTAATTGATCAGGAAGAATGCAATCACTAACTTTCTTAGGACGATACTTTTCAACCCACAAAAATTGTTCCAAATTAACCACCATAGCTCGAGGAAGCTTCAGTTACAATCCAATATTTTAGATTTCCATCAGTAGATTCAAAGTTTGAAACACCTTTGCTGCTGATAGTAACATTATAGGATCCCAACATTATCTTTAGGTTTTCAACTTTAAAAACCATAGAGAATACTTTATTTGTTCTACCAACCTCATAATAGAAGCTATTAGAAGTGCTGTTGCCAGTATTCATTGCTCGAACACTAATCGTATTACCGTCTCCCTTAACTACAATCTCAGGAAGTTGAAGAACATTGGCTGCTTGCTGAACGCTCTTCAATACCTTGTCGCTAATTGCAAACTTAATAGGCGTATCTGGCAATTCAAGATCTTTTTCTGGAGGAATGACAATCATAGACTTGTCAGCATAGAAATAATTACTACGAGCCCTATCCTCACTACTTATTGTGAGATAATAAGTGTCAAAATCAATCGTAGGTTCATCAAAAAGACTAACAACGCCTAGAAATTGGTTCAAGTCATAGATCCCAAACTCTCTTGGAAACATCTCTTGGACCTTAGCATGAGCCATAATAGTTTTCATTGGGGAAATCGTTTTGATAAGATTTCCCTGTGTGATAAAAATAGATTGATTAATTGAGGAAAAGTTTCGTAGTATTTGGAACGTCTTTTGTGTTAGTTTCATAATATAGAGCTTTCATTATTTCAATTTAAAATCATTGCCAACAGTTGCAGATGCACCAACCTGTGCAAGATCTACAAGGCTGCCACCAAACATATACGATCCCATGTGAACAAGTTTCATCCAAGGACAAAGCCAAACTTTAATTCCAGCTTTGCGAGCCCACTGACAGAACATATAATCTTCTGACAAGTAGCGCTTACTTTTTGGATCAATAATGCAATCAAAGAATGCCATGATTTCTCTTGAACCATCAAAGTTCTTTGTTCTTACATGGTCAGGTTTGTACATAAACTCAGGATATGCTTTTGTATACTTTTCAAAAGCACTACGAGTAATCATCATAAATCCAGTACCACCCTCAAGCACTTCGACGGGTTGATCAAGACGAATCTCAGTAGCCCCACCTGCAGGATTGAAAACGTAATCGCCAACATACTTTTCTAGAACATTGGGGTTGTCGTCAGCAAATCCTTTATCGACAGCACGTTTAATCTTTTCCCACGAAATTGCTTTCTTGGGATAAGGGCCACAGATAATTTCACGGTCTGCCTTTTCATCCCCGAGAGCTGCAAGAGCTAGAACGTCCATTGGGTCGAAACCAATGTCGCTATCAATAAACATAAGGTGCGTACAATCTGAGCGAAGAAACTCATCTACAAGATAATTTCTCGCTCGTGTGATTAACGACTCATTGAACAAGTAATGAAACATTACCTCTACACCATGCATTGTTGCTAACTTTGCCAGATCAACGCATGATTTTGTATAAACACCAGCGCACTGTCCACCATACATTGGTGTACAAACCATAATCTTTCTCTTACGCAACTCTTCGGAAGAGATTTCTATTTGAACTTGTGCCATTAATTAGACTCCATACTTTTTATCATGATGTTTGCTGTCCCCATAATCTCCGTCATACTTGTGGAGGGACTCAGCTTCAAACGATAGATATTGACCCACGCGCGTCCCACGCTTAATACGCATAGGGCCGATAGTGACATGCATAACCCCAGCCATAACACCGGAATAGCCAGTGTCGTAAAGACCAGAAGTAAGAAACACACCGTTGCGATTAAGAGTGGAGCGAGTAATAACCCAACCAGCTTCATCATTACCAACCGTAATCTTGTTATCCATGACAACTTCATAGTGTCCTGGTTGTAGTCTATAATATCCTTGTTCATCCGGTGTCAACTCCACAGTACCTCGATGAACCTTCTGCTCTTCATCGATAATAAATTCATTAGAATTAATCCAAAACACTTTTCCAAGACGGAGATCTACAGCGTTTGGCTGAACATCGCCAGGCCAAAAATTGGTTAGTTTTGACTTAGATCTTGCGCCTCCAATATTTTTCATACTCATTGGCTTGCTTCCCACATTTTAATAACATTTCTAATACACGTATAGAAGAAAGAGAGGTGAGTACTATCTTTTATCTCTAGAAGATAGTCCTCAACCTCACTAATCTGATTTTCAGTTAATTCAGAGATATGATCAACTTCAAAGTGAGTGATGATGTCGTGATAGATGTCATCAGTGACAGCTTGCTCAAGACTTTCCATCCAATCACTTGCGTTGATCAGTTGCCACTTCTCAGTCATCGTTAGACCAGATTGGAAGAACAGTATCAATAGGTTCGTTTGTTATATTTAAATCGTAGGGAACAGGAGACTGTGGCGTTGCAAGAGAAGCCTCATACGCATCTTCTTCTTCGTCGTAGATGTCAAGAGCATACATCATCAGAATGATGTAGTGGATTGCCTTGAGAAGATCTTTACGATTCTTCCCATCTTTCTTCCCGTAACGAGCAAGATACTTGATTGCTGTGTCACGAGCTGTCGTGTCAAGCGACCCTAGCGACTTCCAAAAGTCAACAGTCTGAATCTCACCATTGCCAACATAATGCTGGCCATATGTGCTGTTGATATACTCTGCAATAACTTCCAGAGCCTTATCTTCTTTATATTTGTAGTTAAAATCATTTTCCATGAGGCCACTCCAATAGTTCATCGATGTAACGGATATTTTTCATCGCATCTGCGATTTGTTGAATTGTAGCACAATGATGATCAAAGTCAACTTCAATCTCATTTTTGCCATTGATTAGTCCAGTAGGCGAATCGTCAAACGTAATACCACACATAGCAGCCCATACTGCTGCAGAGCTGTCCCATGTGTCGATGTTGTCGAGCCAACGAGCCATTAGCGCAATCTCATTTGGCCCATCGACCATTCCAAGGAAGTGAACCATCTTCCCATTCTCGTCAATAAGATCGAGGATACCTTCCTGCTCAAGAAGACGCATTAGCTTCCAACGAGACAAGAATCGCTGTAGCTTGTTCCCTTTCTCTACACCAAACATATTGGGTGCAGTGAGGATCGATACACCTATGTAGTCGACATGACTTGACTGTGCAGCCCAACGGAATGACTCAATCACTCCTCGAATGTTTCCGACCTCGCCTTGAGGAACAAAGAATGTTCCAAACTGCTCAGCACGAAACTTTGGTGCAAGATCGATAGCTGCTGCAATCGTCTTCTCTGGATTTTCACCAGGATAGTCAGACATTACGATGTAATCAGCAGCAACGTGATGGCCCATCTCAATCAGCTTATCAGATGGATACATCGGGCGACCCTGCTTGTACATCTCAAAAGCAGAGTTGTCCATAATCATAATCGTATTCTCATCACGGGGCATCTCAGCATACCACTTCCTGTATGCTTGATCCTGTTCGATTAGATGTGCGAGAACTAGATGATGTGTACGACCTGACGCAAACAGGTCAAGATAGGGAGTAGGCGTTATATGGCAAAAGTCAGTCATTATATCTCCAAAATAAAAGTAATAGGCAGCGTTAACTGCCTATATTATAGTTCAAATCAAATGTTTAGTCAACTCTACTGAGCTTGATGAATTTGATGAGGTGGAACATATGTAGCACCCTTTTCGTGCTCGACGTGTGCATATGAGCGGCCACCCATTTGCTTAAGTCCTTTGTATGTTCCTGAAACTTTTTCACCAGATGTTTGATGAGTAAATGATACTTGCTTACCCTTCATACCTTTGAGTTTTTTCTTAGCTTGATCTGTTGAAGAAAGTTGCTCGATTAAGTTTTTGAAAGTTTTCATCTTATACTCCATTGGTGTTTGGAGTATTTATAAAATCACTCATCGACAGGATCGGCAAGATATGTAGCAAACGATCCATTTTCTCCATCTTCCGAAACCTCAATAGTAACATAACGGCCAGGATACTTATCCATAATTTGTTCTGCAAGCTGATCAGAGATCATCTCACAAGAACGGAAGTCGAGCTGAAGTGTTCCGTCAGAATAGAGACTCTCAAGCCAACGCTTGAACTGAATGAACTCAATGTCACGATCATCATGGAACACCTCAATGCTAACCTTGAAATGAAAGATGTGACGATGAGGATAGCCAAGGAAGCTGACGTCCTCGAGTTTAGGATCAGTCAGAGCAGCAGGATATTTGTGGATACCTTCCTTGCGGAATGTTACCCAAATCATATTGTCTAGTTTATGCATAATGTTTTTTCCTCATGTTGTACATTTGATCAAGAGCCCACTTACGTTGTTCTAAAGTAAGTAGCCTAAGCTCGCTGATCCCAGTTGTTTCAGAATAATAGTCCATTGTAGGACATTTAAGAATTTTTTCAACCCAAACTTTTGTAGGACCTGGATTGGGAAATACTTCTGTAAGCCAGCGCTTCTCTTCAGCCTCTGCTTCTTCCTTTGTGTTAAACCTCATAGAAAAATCACAAGCAATGTTCCAATCAAGATATTTTTGACTTTTTGTATAACCATCGTCGATCGATGGATTAAATCTTCGAAGAACATCACTGTGATGAGTAATACCAAACTTACACAATATTTTGTTTTCAGGAAGTTGAAACACTTTATTGACAAAGGTGCAGAAGTAGAACTTATACGCCATAGCCTTGTCCTTTCATAATAAAGTTGTTCGTAGCAAGAATCATACGATCTTTGCCCATCGATTTC